GGGAAGACTTGAAACTCTCTCCAAACATCGCATCTTTTATCAACAACTGGTTTGCCCCAGAAATATCAACTACACATGTCAAACGTGAGTTTTGGCCTGTTGGTTGGATGGAGCGCCAGCAGTTTTATATGCAGTCGCCATCCTTCCAGGATGCTTGGGAGATAATGGTAAAGCATTTTTACGACACGTGGCATGTACATCCCGATCTCTACGCCTCCAAAGCGAAGGATCGAATGAGAGTACCTGCTTTCCCTGTAACATCAGAGGTCGATAGAATAGTACTTGAGGATCCGTCAAAACTGTACTATAGATTTGACGCTGACGAGCTATCGAGTGAAATTCTTGACTCCATTGTTGGAACCATTCCAGCAGATGATGTTATGGCTAATTCGCAACCTTTCGTTGTAGGAGGCTAGATATGCTGTTACATCTGCAAATTGGGCGGCACACAACTGCTCAGAAAATCGTCAAGCAAAAAGACGAAATTGTAGTTGAAAAACACAAAATCGAGGTTGACGATGGAGAGGGCAACATTACCTGGGTTGATCCGGAAATTCCTCATGCTGTAACTTCACTTGAGTACAGCAAAAAGGAAGTGGCGGAATTCAAGCTGGGTCGAACTCCCCATCCAATCCCGACATTTCGAGTGGACGGACGTCAATCGTTCTGGTTTTATCCAGGCGTGACAGTGATGTTCGGACAAGCAGGAACCGGAAAGACAGTGACCATCAACTATATGCGTGAAGGATTAGCGCGTGAGGATCACAAATCGTCACTGATCCGATATGGTGAGCCTGAATTGACACCAGTATCAGAAGGTGTGGCAACTTTACCACTGTTACGCCCTCAAGATCTGTTGTTGAAGATAGGGCAAACACTGTTCTCCGACTCCCGAGTCATCTTTGTTGACTCATTTCGTGAGTTCGTCTACTCCCCAGCCAAATCAGCTGCTGGTAAGGGTGGTATGAACATGGGAATATTCAACGAGCTGACAAGATTGTCGGCAGTAACAACCTTTCTTGGCAAGTCACTTGTGATAGCCTTGAATCCCTTGACCGCCGATGCAGATCTGATCGATATGTATCGCGAAGCACTGGGTGGATCGGTTACAACTGTCATGATCATGAACAGTCCCGGCAGCGTATCTGTATCATCTCGATACGCTCCTGACTCAATCACAGGTGATCGTAAGATCGTCAATTTAAACATCAACCAACGCCATCTCTTTGAGGGAGTCGTTCCCCCGGATGAGAAGCCGTTGGTATACTCGGAAGCGTGGCAATCGAGGGGCATCGCCGCTCCTGTCCGTTCCAACTACATGGATGTTTACTCACATTACCTGGACAAACCTAAAGGTTAATTCCTTTAGAAAGGAGAAGTAAGAAAATGGCGATATTTCGTGATATTAACCCTACGAAACGCGTTTCTGCTGAGAAAACAGTCATCAATCGAGCTGTCAACTTCAGTAGCTTTCTTGACCGGAAAGCCTGCCCCGGGAATCGAACGTTGATTTTTGGAACAGGAAAAGACATGGATGAGGCTTTGGCTTTTCTCTTGGCCGATTCCGATGTACGCGATGCTGTGGCGTCAATTTTGCTCGATGTTGAGCAAAGTTATGCAATGGTTGCTGTCATGTTTCCAAACAAGAAGACGAGCTATCTTCAGACCAATGACGCCGCCTTAACGACTCAAATGCTAGCGGATTATCTCCGCGAAGCAATTGAGAAATTGGGCTACAGCGGTCGGGTTGGTGAATATGCA